GACAACTTCAGGATTACCTGTGGTTGCATTGAATGAGAGATACTTACCTTTACGATCATCATCTTTAGGTAAGGTCATATCAATAGACGATGGATCAGTGACTGGTGCTTTAATTGCACGGTCAGCTTCTTCTTTGTTTTGCTGTACGAATATGGTTAAGCTGTCAAACTCATCGTTCAATGAGGTAGCAAATAGAGGACCACCTGTAGTAAAGTCTGTTGTTCGCTCAATTGTTCTTGCACCAACAATCGTAATACGATCATCAGCATCTGGTGTAGTCGGCACGTTAGTACCAACAACAATCGTCACTGATCCTGTGCCGTCAGGATCAATAGACACAGTATAGTCTGTACTCAGAGTCAGTAATGTATCATTGAAGTATACATCAATGTCAGTCTGTGCTAAGACTTCAAAGTTAAATGCGTACGGACCTACACCAGCTGAGCCAGTGTATACTATACGTCTAGTGGTTGATGAGATGTCTATAGCCATAGTGTCAATCCTATCATAATTTTAGTCAAAAATCTATCGTTAATTAAACACATCGGGAGCAGAGCTATCGCCCGGAAGCCACCAATATTCTTTAAATTCTCTAGCATCTCTACGTATGCCAGCCTGTAATTTTTTCGCATATGATGGATCATTCCATAACAAAACCTTTTCCCATACCATGCGACGCAACATAAGATTAATCATCCAGTTACTTTGATAAGGTAAATTCCTAATAACCTCGCTTAATATTCTAGTACCAGCTTTACTTGGCTCACCTTCGACAACATCTTTAGCGGAACCAAACAAGGCATAACCTATAGTATCTAATGATCCAATAACAGGACCAGCAACATAACCAGATAAACCTTGACGATAATCAGCAAATCCCATAGCCACATCAAACAATGGACCGAAACCTCCTGATCTAACAAGTGCATTACCCCAGAAACGACGAGCTGCTTCTGGATCTTCTAATGGATTCATTTCCATTGGTGTACGTCCTTTCGTAATTTCCATTAACTGAACACCTAAAGCTCCCATTAAAGTCATATACACAACAGTATCAGCAATAGCTAACAACTTTTTATGTCCTAACGTAGACTCGCCAGCTTCTTTCCATGCTCTCTCTAAATGGTTATGATAGAAAGCCATAGGCCATGATTTAAACATAGCAAAGGATCTTGTAATTTCACCGGGAATCTCACCGGGTCTAGTGGTACCAGCAAGCTTGGCTCTTTCTTTTAAGTTTACAGTTGGAACACCAACTTCAACTTCTGCAAATATCATACGTGTATATTTGTCTGCAAGCTTTCTAGCTTCACCCATTTTAAGATTAGGTATATTTGCAATATCTTCTCCACGTAAATAAGCTACATCTCTGCCAGCAAATTGCTTAGTAAATGCTTTTGCTTTACGTATGGTATTCCAGTCTTGTTCTGTAATATCATAACGACCTAATGCAACTTTCATTTGAGCTGATAAGTCAGCATAAGATTTAGATTGCACATCAGCCCATCCACTCATTAACATCATACCAGACCAACGACGTCCAGATGCTGTGATATGTGTGAGGCCATTTAATCTTAATGATGAGTCTGTAATAAACTGAAAGAATGGTGACGCATTGTCTTCGTGCAAATAGCGAGCTAATGCAGAAGAAGTACCATCCATCATATGTTCATTGAGCAATCCAAGTTCAGCTGCAAGCTTTTCTCTTTCACCCGGAGCCAACCTCATAATCTCGTTAAGATACCCACGTATCGCTTTCATTTGACTCATACCATTATATTTAGCCATCTTACGTACAGTCATCATATCAGTAGGCGCAGCAATAAGTGTTGTAGATCCTAAACGTGTTGCCATAATAAGCGAATTAAAGTTGCGCATAACTTTACTAAATTGCGGTCTAACTGATTCTGGTATGCCTTTATGTAGTTGCCACATGTCATCAAACAGCTGTGCTGATTTTTTAGCTCTAATAATAGATTTAGTATCACCTGTAGCTTGAACATCTTTATCAGCAATTTGTTGTATCTTGAGTTTTAAAAACTGTACAGTAGACTCTGGATTGCCACCTAAGATTTGTAATGAAGCGATGTCTTTAGACATGCTGCGCAAATGATTCATCATCATGTCATAAGGATTAGAATCACTAAATTTATTATGATAGGCTAGCCATGACTCCCCACTCTGGAATCGTAATACTCTTTGTTCTTGATGACGCTTGGCAATAGATCTGCCTGTACTAAATGTAGTAGCAGTAATAGCATCTAATTTATTACGTCCCTCTTGTGTAATAGATTCATATACTTTGTTGAGTACATCATCTAATTGCTTATCATCTAATGGTAGCCCTGTAACTCGATCCACCATCTCATCTCTAGATAGTAATGGTTTAACAAACTTTTTCCATGTATCTAAACCAGCAGCAATAATTTTGCCAGCATGATGATGTTGAGGTAATGCCCATACTTTAATGTCACCCGGAATAGCACCGCCAGCTTGATTATATAATAGACGTGAATGCTCTGATGCTTCTTGGTAAGCTTTAGCTAATGCAGCTGCCTCAGCATTTTTGGTTACACCCGGGTTATATAATTCTTTTACAACGAGAGGAATAAAGTCTTCATTTGAACGGGTACCTAATAAAGCGCCCTTTTTAAACTTAACAATAAACTCATTGAGCGGAGCAATCAACTGAGACATGACAGCTTTTTCTTGATACGCCAATCGTTTGTTAGCAATGTCAATAAGAGCTTCGTATGGATCCTTAGAATTTTGTAAGTAATCTTCTAGCTCAATCTTAGCCAACATTGTTTGTAGCTTAAGGCGTTTGTTCTGTAGAATATTTCCTTCTAATACAACTAGTGTTTTGTAAGAAGCATCTTCAATAGCAGATGCTGGATCTTTAATTTGATTGTCAATAGCTTTGTAGTATTCATTAAATAGCTCTATTGCATCTTCTTCAAACTTTTTATCTACACCCGCATTAACTAAACATTGTCTAATATCTTGCATTATTTTTTCGCGCACGCCTCCAGTATTTCAAGCTTAGCATCGTCATCTGCAATATCAGCTAAAGCTTGTCGCATTGTAATAGGATTGCCGTCTGCATCAAAATCAATCACTCTAGCAGCCATGGCGTCATCATCAGCAAGCCTACCTTGTATAATATCAAATGCATTATCTACATCTGTTTTAATTTGTTTAGATAGCTGACCTTCAGCATAAGCCATTAACTCTCTGTTACGCTGTCTAAACTGTTCTCCGAACTTATTAATTTGCGCTGTAGCGTTGCTTTCAGCGACGCGACCAGAGTTGTAGATGCTGTCGAAGCGGCCCTCATCAAATCCTGATCTGAGAGATTCAATGGTTGATCTAACTGCATTGTCTGCTTCGCCTCCATTTGAGATTGCTTGGGCGCCTCTGGTGATAATGTTTGAGATTTCTCCAGCTTCATTGCCTTTCTTTTTGAGGACTTCGATAATTTTTTCATTAGTCTCTATACTCCTTAAATTTGCTTGTTTATCTTTCCTACGTTTAAGCTTGTTAGTTTCTTTCTTTAAATCTTTAAGAACGCGGTCAATAATTAACTTTCTTTCTGGTTCTACAAATAATGATTTAATACCAATATCTGCATCTACCATATCATAATCAACCAATGCTTTACTTTCAACCGCATCAATCACCATACGTTCAATATCATCAACATCCGTTATGCCTGATTTAATAATCATATCCATCATAGCTAATTGTTCTTGTGGATCTACAATATGTTTACCTACAACCATACCAATTTCTTCTGATAACAGTCCTCTTTTTAATGCAACTAATGGACGAGGACCTAAGTTCATAATAGCCTTGTAATGCTTAATGAGTGGATCAAATGTAGAAAGTGCAGTAACCATATCTGGATACTTTTCAAGTATCTTCATATCATACGGTTTAATGGTGCCATCATAATAGTTACGAATGCGGCCAGCCATCTCAGCCATTTCTTTAGTAAATCCATCAGTCTCTTTAATAACGTATCCGTATATTTTTTTCTGACCAGCTTTAGCCGCATTAGCCACGCGTTGATTACCATCAATAATGATACGTTTACCAGCAGCATCTTCAAAGATTAAGATATGCCCAGATTTGATAGGGTCAAATTCAGTTGCACTTGCTTTGACCTTTGCTTTTAAGTCAGCTAACTCAAACTCATCCACTAATGTATTTTGTTTTTCTAATGCATAAATATCATCAATCTTAATTTGCACGTTTTGTTGTGGCATATTATTTGCATCATTGCGTAAAATAGCTGACAATGTTTTTTGCACTAATCGATTATGTTTGATATTGCCAGAATCATCTTTAATATAATTATCATCTTCTAAAATCTTATCAGCTGAATCTTTGTTGTTAGCTTGCTCTGTTTCTTTAAATGGTTTGTAATCTACATTTTTTTCATTAGCAGCAATCTCTCTAAACAATTCTATTGCATCTAATTCCTCTTTTGGAGTTAATGCTCTGCCAGCTCGATTACTAATAGCGTTAAGCCATTGGCGCACAGGAATACTGGTTACACCAACCAAGGCAGCAGTGCCAGCTGTAATGTATCCAGCATCTTGTGCAAACTCAGATAAAGTATAAGGTTCACCTAATACCTGTTGTTTCCATGCATTGACTTGAGGATAGTCTAATGCCTCAACACCAACGTTAATTGCAGATGCTTCTGCAACCTTTCTTAAAAAGCCAACACCTCTACTGTAACCAATAAGTAATGATACTGCATCAGCTGGATCTGTCATATAAGATGTCATGCTACCTAAGAAGTCACCAAAGACACCTTTGCCTGATTGTTTTAAAGCAGTTTTTTCATATTTTTCTCTATAGTCACGAGCAACATCACGAGACATTTCTTGCAAATTTTCATGCAAGATTTGTGGTGAAGTAAAGTTAATCATAGCTGGATTAACAGCTTTTAACTTTTCAGCAGCAGACTCACTGTTTTGAGCATAATCCCATATACGTTTAGATACCAATGATCGGCCAGTATATGTATTGCCTTGCTCATCTAAATAAAATTTAGGATCACCTATCCAAGTCATAAGTTCATCACGAGTCATACCAGAGTCATCCATAATAACTTCATAGATAGGCTCAATGACTTCTCTAAACATTTGCTGTTCACTACCAGCATTTTCTATAGATTTGGTGCTGTTGTAAGACGCAACAAAGTTTTCACCAAAAGTTGAATACTCTCCAGCTACAACAGATTCTTGTAATGCAAAGTTAGTAGGATCCGGGTCGCTTAAAAATCTCATTCTTTAGTGGCCTTTTTTGCACGCTCTTGAATCCTTTTAATTTGCTGCACTTTGTATGGTACCTTTTCTTCTTTGCCTTGTAATTCTTCTTGTTTGCGTTTAGCATATTCGTCTTGACGTCTCATACCCGCTTCTTCTAAACCACGGCCTGTACCATAACGTACCGGCTCATCAAGAGGTCCAGCATATTGCAATGTTTCCCAATGCTGGCGTAATATGTCTAAATCAACTTTAATCTCATTGCCATTTACATCTTTAAATGGAACGCCATCTTCATTAACTAAGGCATAAGCATCACCCCAATTAATTAAGCTAGCACCATTCAAATCTTCTTCACTGTAATTAAATATTTCGTTACCTTTGTATCCTTCAATGGTTGATAATGTTTTGTCTGGATTATTAATAAAGGCTTTAGCAAATGCTTCTACTGGAAGATCCTGAATATATTCCTCTACTTGATCAGTTTTATATTGACCATCTAATATAACTAATCGACCATTAACTTCACCAACGCCACCATAACGTACACCATCAGAAGATACAAACCCACCTGTTACAGCAAACAAAGCTTGACGTACATCATTGTCTTGTATAGTTTCTAAATTACCGCCATTACCAATATAATAAGCTTCTGCTGCTGCTAAGATACGTTCTGCATCTGCACCATGAACATTAACTAATCCACTCACAAGTTTAACAGCAGAGTCTGAACTTCTAATTTTGTTAGTAATATTAATCTTGTTAAGTTTTTTCTGGCTTTCACCATTAACCATTGTACGTAATGTTGCCGCCATATCTGGAGTGCCTTCCATAGCTAATACGCCCATATGCGCAAAGACTGGATTCTTATCAGCAATTTGATTAAACACTGCATCTGCATCATCACCAAAAATAGAGACAATTTGTGTGGCTAGATTAATTTGCCCAAGGTTGGTGGTTCCATCTGGATTTGTTAGTGTTTGTACTAACTCATCTTTTTGAGCTTTTGTTAATAATGGACCACCTTTTTTATAATCAGGTGATGATTTAACTTTAGCAATTTGATCTTCAAAGTTAGCAAGCAATACTGTCCCTGTTTCTGGATCATATTCAATAGCGCCATATTCAGCATCATTTCTACTTAATATATAATCAACACTATCTTTTGTTTTAGCTGTTTCAGCTTTACTTACAAATGTTTCTGCAATGCCAATTAACACTTCATTATCGCCTCTTTGTTTCATTTTGGCGACGTGTTGTTTCATTTGGTTAATATCCATACCACGCATTTTGGTTGCAATATTAAGGGTTGCTTTGGTGAGTTCTACATCTGCTTGAGCAGCTACACTATTGTTTCCAGAAATAGTGTCTGCTTGTGTTTTATAATTCTCAATATTGTCAAGTAATCTTTCTGGGTTAGCACCATCATTAATAAGCGCATCACGAATACTTTTGCCATTTTTAGTAACGCTAGTTAATGCAGCATTGTTAGCATTGTCAATACGATTAAAGTCAGCAGCAACGTAATCTTCTAATGCATCTTTTTGTATGGGTGTAAATTGATCATATATGCCACTGTATGCACCTAATTCACCTTTAGCAGCGGCATCTAAAAACTCATCCTTAGAGCCATACATTGTTTGAAACTGTCTAGACATATGACGATACAATGCGCGCGTAAACTCATTTTCAACTTCATTTTGCAAGGTAGCAGCACGACTACTATTTTTAAATAGCTTTTTAGCTGATTCTTTATCGTTAAGGTATTTTTGCAATACTATTTCTGGAGCTAATCCAGAATCTAAATCAATTTCAAACTGACGTAAAAGACCTTTATATGATTCATCAGATATAAGGTCTTGTCTTAATTGTTCTTGTTTTTTAAGCTCAGTCAGGGACTTTCTATAATAACTACTACCATTTGTAATACTTTTTAAATAAAAGCTATTAGCTTCTGCTGGATCTATTTGGGCAATAACATTTTGCCATGCCTTAATAGGAGCTTCTATAGCTTGTTGTATATCATCATGACCTGTAAGCTCACCATTTTCAACACGAACTAATACATTATCGAAATGCTTATACGATTCATTAGTTAGTTCTGCTGATGCTTGTTGTGCATATAGTTTTGTAACAGCATCATTCCAAACCATACCACCATTTAATGCAGCCTCAATAGGATTAATCCCATCATCTTTAGCAGCATTTAATTGTTCAATAGTTAATGGGTTAGCTACAGTGTATTCTTGAGCTTGTTTAATCACAGCACGTTCTGCCTCTGCTCGAGCAAACTTGCCAATGGTGTCTAAAGCACCTTGTATGCTTTCTGAGCGTTTTGCATAAGCACTATACTGAGGCGTTTGTAACTGAGGTACATCCGTCATCAATGGTGCTTGTTTTTCGTACTGTGGAAGCTTAGCCATTATGCAGTTCCTTTCCAGTAGGCTGTAGATCCATACCTAGGGGTGCCTGATCCAGACATACCATAGCTTGGTAATTTTGTGCTACCACCCGGCATCAATTGATATGTGGAATAAGCTGTATTAGCTAATGCACTTAATGCATTAAAATTAGATGCACTCTTAGCATATTGACCAGCTTGTTCAAACATAGCGGCTTGCACTTCGCCAAATGATCTTCTTTCTTTTGCAGTGCGCTGTAATTCTTGCACATCTTTTCCAGCATATTTCTCACTTACTGTTTGCATTAATAATGCTGATCCAGAAAAACCAGACACACCCCCAGAAAATCCTTGAGCTACAGCAGCTGCATTAATTTGTTTTAATTTAAGTAATCTATTATTTGCTTCAATTTCTGCATTAACAGCTGCTCTTTCAGACTCTGCTCTTGCTTGGGCTGATTTAATTTCAGCTTCTGACTCAGCAGCTGCGCCTTGTTGCATTGCTTGAAATGCACTCATAACGCCAGTAACAGCATTAACCCCCATCATGACATTAGCTAATGTTAATTCAAATCCCATAATTATCTTCCTTGATAAACTGATACTTTATATTCTAACCCAAGTAACGTAAGTTTCAATGGCGCAGACTGTGTAATTGTAATCTGTCCATCATTACTATATCCGAGTATTCCATACAATGACTTAGTCCCTGTAAATTCAGGAACAGGCGATCCTAATGCCCCTACGCCTAATGATCGTATAGGGACTAAATTATCATTAATGACAATATTTTGTGTTTCAAATAATAGTGCATTTACTTCTAATACGCGCTTTCTAAAACCAATACGAGTTCCCGCTTGTGCTTTAACATTTAGTGGTAATGTTTTAATTTCTACATCAATAGGTAATCCAACTTCAGATGATGTGGTTGGCGGATTAACAAACGTTACAGCACTATCTGCTGTTTGATCTAATTCAACGTAACCATCAGAAATTACATTGACAGTTGCCCCATCAATGTGTGACATATCTAGGCTAGTTGCTGTTGTACCTTGTTTGGCACAATCTGTTAAATAAGCATTATCAAACACTTCTACATAATATTTATCAACGCCATTATCATCCCGTTTAACAACTGTATAAATATCTGTAATATCAACGCCAACATCAATATAAGTGCCTACGGTTGTAAACTCAGATGGCGCAATAACATTTTGTAATCTCATTAAAGAAAATGCTGCAATACTGCCATCATCTTCATTAACAATTAATAATAAATCGTTTTCATCAGTCGCTACTGCTCTACGCAAATCCATACGTTTAGGCGATTTTAATAAATGTCCAGCCAGCAATGAAATTTTAGAAGTAATATAAGTAAGTTGTGTATCAGAATATGCAATCTCTGATAATGCCTTGCCTTGTCTTTGAATAAATAAAACACCAGATTCTAGCTGTTTAACCCTCATACCTTCTCTAGCACCATTACGTGATGTAGATGATAAAAAGAAACTAGCTGGCGTAATAGGTGTTAATCCTTCTTGCGGAACATAAAACTCACCGCCCGTAGTAAACACTTGCAAATCACGGCCACTAATAATATCAACGATAGAATTAAAAGTGTTAGTATCAAGGGTAGCTTCAACAGCATCATCATCTAATCCTTCTACAGCTTCAAAATCAAAATATAGTCCTACCTTAGATCCCCATATGGTCGATGGTCTAGATTTAGATCCACCAAAAAATAAACGTCCTTGATGGAATGTTACTGATTGTGGCCAACCTCTACTAACTGACCATACATTTTCATAGCCTGTTTCTAACTCCCAATCACCATTTGCTAGCAGATGTATCAAAAAATGGAGAAATTCTGTAACAACATTAACTGATGTTCCACTATTATATTTAACAATTTTTGCTCGCCCTTGAGGATCAGCATTAATATATTGACCAACATGACCGCTAGTAAATACGCTTGATGATGCAGTAATTGTAATCTTACCTGACACATCACTAGGAGTAATGGTTCCAGCTGGATTAGTAGTAGTTAATGTATATGCATATTTTGGGATAGAATCAAATGTGATATTAGATATGGTCCATGAACTATCAGAAGCGCCACGCACAATTTTAACAGGTTGAAAATCCTCATCTACAATAATAAGCGTATCAGCAGACTGTGTCCAACACATATGATCTAAATGCGTACTAGTGATGCTATAACCTGTAGTATCTAAATAATCATTGCCAGAGCTATTAATATTGGTAATTAATTGTTTATTTTTGTACACATACATTCTGTTGGTTGTAAAACATAACATATAGCTATCATCAACAGAAAATTCAAATGTCACTAAACGAACGCCATCAGCTGGAGTGCCACCTAATTCATTAATAAATTTACTACCGGGTCTGCGCTTAACACCACCTTGTGGTTGGCAAATAACATTCTTGGCTGTTTCTAAAGCATTATCATAGGCTTTTAAGTCAACGCGTGAACGCGCTAACGGATCTAGCTCGCCTGTTGTAAAGTTAGTTTGTACTTCTACAAATCGAGCCATTAGTACCTCACATCAATAAGCGAGAAGTCTTGTATTGCGTTGGTTGGTTGTCCTTGAGAATCTATGGTCATTGCAGTCCTCATATAACCGCCACGCCCGTTTTCACCCGGAGTGCCTTCTGCAATAGTACGCCAATAATCTGTTTTTTCTGTTTGATCTGTAATAGGGTTAGCTAAATGCCATGTCATCTCATAACGTAATAATTGTACAAAGAAATGCGGCATGGCATATTCAGGTACTGTATATTGATAATCAATATATACTTTTTCATAATTAGTTAATATCTTATCGCCCTGAATTTTATAATCACGTCTTGGGTGAGCA